GGTTGACCAATGGTTCATCAATGGTTGACCAATGGTTGACCAATGGTTCATCAATGGTTGACCAATGGTTGACCAATGGTTCATCAATGGTTGACCAATGGTTCATCAATGGTTGACCAATGGTTGACCAATGGTTCATCAATGGTTGACCAATGGTTGACCAATGGTTCATCAATGGTTGACCAATGGTTCATCATGCTTGCAGGCTATTTAGGCATAAAGTCAAGGTTTTTAATCTTTTTTTAATCTTTCCCTTATATATATATTATATTATATATATTTATATATATATATTTATTTAATATAATAAAAAGAAAATATATATAATATATATACCATTGTAAATATAAGTTGTTCGGAAAAATCGAACAACTTTTTTTTTGTTTAGCATGTTTAGGAGGCTACTAAATTGAATATATATTATATATAAAAAAAATAAGAGGTTTAATATGTCAAAAATTGATTATGTGAAAAAATTCCTTAATTGTAAAAGAGTTGAGGGTTGTTCTGAACGGTCAATGATTTATTACAACTATGTTCTTACTGATATAGTAAAGTATATGATTGACATAGTAAAGTATAAAAAAGAATTAATTGATATAACAACCGACGAAATAAGAGAGTATTTATTTTATTTAAGAGATTCGAGAAAAAATAGTATGACAACTCTTGATAATGTAAGACGTGTTTTAAATAGTTTTTATTGTTGGGCTGAAGATGAAGATTATATTATAAAATCTCCTATGCGAAAAATTCACAAGATTAAAACAGAAAAGATTATAAAAGAAGCATACACCGAAGAAATGATTTTGAAAATTTTAGAAACATGTCCGACAATACGAGATAAGGCAATGGTGCACTTTTTGTTATCCACAGGTGTAAGAGTTGGTGAACTGGTTAGATTAAACAAAAATGATATAAATTGGGAAGATAAAGAAATTAAAGTATTTGGAAAAGGTAACAAAGAACGAATAGTTTATTTTAATCATAAAACAGCTAAATATCTTCAACGATATTTAAAATCAAGAAAAGACGATTCTCCTGCTCTATTTGTAACTGAGAGAAGTCCTTGGAATCGAATGAATATTGGCGGTGTTGAACATAGAATAAGACAACTTGGAATTAAGGCTGGATTAAAAAATGTTTATCCTCACCGTTTTAGACGAACATTTGCCACAATGGCAATAGATAAAGGAATGCCAATAGAACAAGTACAAACACTACTGGGTCACGAGGAAATAAAAACAACTCAAAGATATGCAATGGTTAAACAAAAAAATGTAAAAATTGGTTATAAAAGATATATGGAGTAAATAAAATGGAAAAAACAAATGCAAACATTGGATTTGAAAAACAATTATTAAATGTAGCAAATGCTTTGTGGGGACATATCTCACAAACAGACTACAGAAACATTATTATTGGATTGATATTTTTGAGATATATTTCAACAATTGATGAAACAAAAAGTATTTTCAAAATTCCAAAAGAAGCAAAATGGAATGTCATTGCATCTTCTGCACATACTCCAGAAATAGGGACTGTTATAGATACAGCAATGAAAGCAATTGAGGCAGAAAATGAAACTTTAAAAAATGTTCTTCCTAAAAATTATGCAAGACCTGACCTTGACAAAAAGGTTTTAAGCGATGTTGTAGACATATTCACAAATAATATTGACATGAGCAACACAAAAGAAAATGAAGACCTCCTCGGTAGAACTTATGAATATTGCATAGACCAATTTGCAAAAAATGAAGGTGTTGGCGGAGGTGAATATTACACTCCATCCAGCATAGTCAAGGTTCTTGTTTCTGTACTCCGTCCGTTTGACAAATGCAAGGTGTATGATTGTTCCTGTGGCTCAGGTGGTATGTTTGTTCAAAGTGCAAAATATATAAAATCTCATACTGGTGAGCGTGGCACTTTCTTTGTTTATGGTCAAGAAGCGAATCCAGATACTTGGAAAATGGCAAAAATGAATATGGCTATTCGTGGAATACAGGCGGATTTTGGCTCACACAATGCAGACACATTATTAAACGACCTTCACCCAGATTTAAAAGCAGATTTTATTTTTGCGAATCCGCCTTTTAACTATCACCCTTGGAATCAAGAAAAATTAATCAATGATGTCCGCTGGAAATATGGATTGCCACCTGCAGGCAATGCTAACTATGCATGGATTCAACACATAATATACCACCTTTCACCAAGTGGCAAAATAGGTCTTGTTTTGGCTAACGGCTCACTATCCACACAGGCAAGCGGAGAAGGTGAAATTCGCAAAAAGATTATTGAAGACGATTTGATTGAGGGTATTATTGCAATGCCAACTCAATTATTTTATAGTGTTACAATTCCTGTCTGTGTTTGGTTTATCACCAAAGGTAAGAAGCAAAAAGGAAAAACGCTGTTTATAGATGCACGAAAAATGGGGCAAATGGTAGACCGTACACATAGAGACCTTTCTGAAGAAGATATCAAAAAGTTAGCAGATACATTTGAGGCTTTTCAAAATGGAACACTCGAAGCGGTTAAAGGTTTTTGTTCTATTGCCTCGTTAGAAGATATAGCAAAACAAGATTATATCCTCACACCAGGTCGTTATGTTGGTATTGAAGAGCAAACGGATGAAGAGCCTTTTGAAGAAAAAATGACACGCTTGACATCTGAATTATCCGATATGTTTACAAAATCTCATAAATTAGAAACTGAAATTCAAGGAGGTTTAAAAGCCATAGGGTATCCAATCGAAACAGATAATATAAAAGGTATAGGATTCCAAATTGCAGTTGATGAAAACACAGACCCAGAAAAAGGAAATGAAATATTAGATAAAATTTTATTAATAGTAAATACAATAAAAGATTTAAAAGAAACAAAGAAATAATTTTGTTTTACTAGATCTTATGGGTGGGTTGATCAACTTCCATTTAGTTAAGCTCACCTATAAAAAGCCATAAAAAAATGGGTGGGTTGATCTACATTATAAAAAGACTCAAAATAGGGTCTTTTTTATTTTTCTAAAAAAAAATCAAAATTTTTTTTAAAAAACACTTGACATTTGTAATATAGAATGATATAATGAAACCATGAAATACAGAACGATAAAAATTAAGGAGAAAAGAAAAATGAACGGACAAGTAACAATGGCTCAGTGGTTAGTAGAAAACAAGAACGGAAAAGAATGGAAAAAATACGGCAAAGAAAGAGTTTACATTAATGTATATGTTGGCGGAATGCAAATTGCTAATTACTTCTACGATATACTCACAGATAGATTTTTTGGATGTGATTCAAAGACAGAACAAACAATCAGAGCAGAATACGAAAAAGCAACAGAAACAACAACAGAAGAAAAGATTGAAGAAGTAGACGAAGAATACGAAAAAAGATATGAAGAAGCAGAAAGAAGAAGAGAAGAAAGAAACAAAAAAGATTTAGAAGAACAGAGAAGATGGGAAGAAAGAAACAGAAAAGAGAGAGAAGAATACAAAAAAGAATTAGAAGAATTGAAGAAGCAAGAAGAAGTAAAAGAAGAAGAAGTAAAATCAGAAACAGACGCAAAGACAGAGATAAAAGAGACAGCAAGCAAGATTTCAAACAAACTCCAAAACAGATTCCAAATGGAACAGAAAGAAGCTCAAACAGAAGTCAAAGCTGTATTAAAAAGATTAGCATCTAAGACTCAAGATAACTATTTAGAAGAATCTGAAATCAAAGATATTGTAACTCATAAAAGACTAAGTCAGTTTTTCCAATTACAATTATTGAAGTATATATATAAAGAGCTTCAAAAATGGATACCGCGTTATAAAATAACTGGTGGTAATTTTGGAATAGTGGAATTTGTAAAGAAATATGATAGAGTCGATTTTATAACGGATTTAGTATTCAATAGAAATTTTGAAAAGCTGGTAAAGTCAATCAAAGATTTCATTAAGAAAGGCGGTGATTAAAAATAAGAAGTGAAGCACAGAAGAGGGCGGATGTAAAATACAGACATTCGCCCCAAGGGAAAGAATATCAAAAACAGTATAAACAATCAGAGATTGGAAAGCAAAAGAACAAAGAGGCAATAAAGAAATACGCACAAACAGAAAAAGGAAAGGAGGCAAGAAGGCGAGCAATGAAGGCATTTAGAGAACGAGAAAAAGAGATAAAAAAGAGCTATAATTTATATTTAAAAAATCAATTAGAACTACCATATAAAGACAATGAAGAAAAGAAAACAAAAGATTTGTATGAATGGATTAAAACTTCAAATTTTTTATATCAAGATTACAAAAGACTTGTTGATGATTTTAACTATACAGAGTTAATGCTGGCAAATAAATTAAAGTCATTGCGTTGTTATGGTGCACATTATGTTAAAATAGCTTGTTGGTTAATGGAAGATTTTAAAAAAGAACAATAATAAAAAAGGTGGTGTAAATAATGGAGATTTTAGATTTGAAATTTGAAGTAGAAGAAGCAACGGAAAATTCTGAATGGTCATCAGAAAACATCCAATGGTCATTCAAACAAAATGGATATGGAATTTTGAAAAAACAGAAAAATAAAATTTTTGTTTATGAAGAATCAGAGTGCATGTGGATAATTGATTCTATATATTTTTTCAATAGAAATGATTTAAAAATATATAAACTGGGTTGCTGGGGTCATCAAGATTTAATAACATCTGTCGAATGTGTTTCAGATGAATTTGAATACATAGATGAAGAAATATTATTTGAATATGTTCAAAAAGAAGCAGAAAAAATGGCAGGTAAATATAAAATTTGAAAATATAATTGAAGAAGAATAAACACAAAAGGCACTGAAACACACGGCTTTTCAGTGCCTTTTCTTCTTGTTAGATAAATAATAAAGTGATTATAACGCCCTATCTATTTCTTTCTTTATTTTTATCTAAAATCCTTCAAAAATATTTTTTGTTTAGCATGTTTGGGAATGTCAAATCTCGAATATATATTTAGGAGGCGTTGAAGATGAAAGAAGTTAAAATAAATCCTGAATTTGATTGCGATGTAAAAAACAGAGGTAATACAATCGAATTTCCAAAAGAATTTCTTAAAAGAATTAAAATAATTGCAACTTTAGAAAATAAGAAGATTAGAAATTTCTGTATGGAGATATTAGATAAAATATTGAAAGAATATGAAGAAAAATATGGATTAAATAGAAAGAGTTGAATAATTACAGCCTCGCAATTAGAAGGCTGTTTTTGTTTAATAAAAATATTGGGTGGGTTGATCACAACAATACACTAAAAAACAAAAAGCACTGGTACACTCTCCTACATTATAAAAACCAGTGCTTTTCTTTTCCATACCTCTTGAAAATTATTTATTGCAATAATTCTTTTTCGATTTTGTTTTTAAAAATTCCTTTTAAAAACAAAAGGTACGATAAAAAATCGTACCTTGATCATATATCTGTATATGAAGTTGAAAAAATAATTACCCCAAAAGAAAGGAAGTATTAGATTCTCCTTTCTTGATATTTAATATATAATTAATTCAAAAATATTTTTGAAAATTCCTTTTTGTTTAGCATGTTTTGACATATCAAAAATTGAATATATATAGTATGCTCGCAAGAGTAAATTTTCAAAGAAAGGATTTTTCAAATTTAGTAATAAAAAGATTTCAATTTTATAGAAGAATCTGTAAAAGGCTCACAGATTCTTATTTTGTAATAAAGAGAATGATGAACATAGATAAAACTTTTGATAATATTTTAGAAAATATAAATTCATTACAGTCTCATGTAAGTGAATTAGAGGCTGAAAATAAAAAAATAAAAATTATAATTAATGATATCTTTGATAGATGCGATAATTTTATTACAGTTCTTGAAGATTTCCGAAAAATGTTAATAGATAAAGAAAATTATGACAAAGTGCTGAAAGAATATAAAGTAAATTCTCCAGATGATTTTGTACGGAAAATCATTAAAAATAGTTATGATTTGTATTTTTATTTATTAGAAAAAAAGCAAGAGAAAGAAAAATGAGTGAAGTATTTGACATTTACTGGAAACGGAAAGACCAATTAACACTTTCAAGAGTTGCAGAAAATATGTGTGTAAAGAAAGTAACTCTTGAAGAGTATATAAAGCTCTATAATATTGCGTGGCTGAATGAAGATAATAACAGGTCAAGCGAAAGAGGCTATTATATTGCAACAAAAAAATTTGTAACTAATTACATCAACGCATTAATCTCCAAGAGCTTCAATCTTTTTCAAAAAATAGCAAAAATCTATATTGGAGAAATAGACCACAGCAAATTATATAGACTTGAAATAGGTGAAGTAGATTATATGCAAATCTATCCACACTGGTATTGGCATATAAAAAACGATAAAGTAACACCAGATGAGGAAGAACACGCAGAGCAACTCGAAGAAGTACAAGAAATTTACAAATGGATAAAGCAATTAAAATATTATGATTTTGTTCTCATTTACAGATTAAGAAAAAGAAAAGAGCCGTTCAAATTCCAAGATGTAGAGTATTTTCCACAATTAGGTAAAAACTATTACTATTTAGAATACAAAGAGATAAAAGATAAAATTCTTAGAGCCTATGATAGAAAAAAAAGAGATATTAAAAGTGAATTAAACTACATAAAACAAAAACTAAAATGGTGTGAAAGCATAAATCAGACGGCAGGAAACCCCTTATATTATGGATATATTAAAGACCAAATGAACAAGAAAATCAGCTTAAATATTTAGACACTGATTTAAAAGATTTTAAAAGATTTAATGATTCGTTAAAAATGCAAATGGAAAGAGAAAGAAAAATAGAAGGACTTGAATAAAACACAAAAAGCTCATTATACAAAATGAGCTTTCTTGATATTATAAGATATAAATATTTTAAAACTCAAAAAACAGTTAAATATTATAATATAGCAAAATGTATATAGCATTATCCTTTCATAATATTTTCCATTTTTTGGAATAAATATTATTTCAAAAATATTTTTAAAAATCCTTCAAAAATATTTTTTGTTTAGCATGTTTTGGGAATATAAATCTTGAATTTATATTATATAGAGATTTTTGGAGGTTTTACATTATGTCAAAAGTAAAAGTTACAGTCAACAACGGCACACCTCACGAGGTGTTTTGTACAAACATCGTTAAGTTTCTTTCTGAGATAGACGCACAGCCTGGAACAGTTGAAGAATCTGGAATGGAACACATTTTAAAAGCAAAAATAGAAATCGAAGAAGAAAACGGCACGAAGTGGTGGAGTCCACGCACACCGACGGAAGTTTATAAAGCAATGGCAAGAGCTTAAGGAGGCTAATATGCAAAAAAGTATCCAAACAAGATTATTCGAAGGCAAAAAAGAAAAAAAAATTACTTTTTTTCTTCTTAATGGAAAAGAAGTAAAGGGAATTCTTCGAGGACACGAACAGTATACGATAACCATAGAAAATGAAAATGGCTTAGTTGAAACATACTACAAGCACGCAGTTATAAAAGTATGTTGGGGCAAAGTACAATTCAACAATAAGCCACTAAACAATAACAAACAACCCAAACAAGAAAAAGTAAAAGAAGAAGCATAAAAACAAAAGCCCTGAATGCTTTTTCGCTCAGGGCTTTTCCTCTTTTATTTGTTGAAAATAAAAACTTTTTTTATTATACAGCAAATTTTGATTTTGTCAATAGAAAAAACAAAAAGCACCAAGAAATATGTTAAAATGGTGCTTTGTAAATTGAATAATTTTAAACATCGACAATTATTATTTATACAAAATTTTTAAAAATCCTTGTCGGAGTGAAAAATGAGCAAAGTAAAAACGAGAATCGAACGAAACAAAGAGATAATAATTGAAGTTTATAGGTGGATAGAAGAAGAGGGAGAAAAACTAAATTATATAAGCATTTGTGGGACAATATGGCTTGCCCTTAGGAATTCGTGGTCGTGGGTTGATTTAGCAAGTTTAATTAGTTTAATTAAACGAGAAATGACAAAAGAAGAATTAAACAAAATACCAGTTGATACATCTTATGGTTTGTGGTGTTTGGATAAAGTGGTAGGCTTTCTCGCAGAATTAATTATGGATTTTCCACATATTATAGAAGAATTGTATATCAAGAAAACAAAAAATGATAAGAGCGAGTAAGATAATTCCAATCGTTAATGATAATAGGCAATTTCAAGGTATAAGCGTTACAGTCTATGATAATAAAATTAGAAAAAGGATTCGCTTGGAAACCTATAAAGGTGAAGTTCGATATAATTTACAAGATATAGCTGTAATGTGTGGGTTACAAGAGATTGACAGTGTTAGTGATTATGTTGTTGCTGGATATGATTTTTGGCTTAAGTCAACAACTCTATTGAGAAAGAAAACACCTTATCGAAAATTAGTTTCTAAAGATACTATTATAAAATTTCTCACAAAAAATAGATATAAAAATTTAATTGAGTTTATAGAAAAAGCCGAATCTGCTTATTATTTACATTTAGAATGGTATCTCAATCCAGAAAAAAAGAGAGAGAGTCTTGAAGCATATAAAAAGAAACATCGCCAAGAACAAAAAAAATATTTTAAACAACGCAAAATAAGACTAAGAAAAAGGCTTATAGCTTATAACTGGTATTTAGAAAATAAAGAACGAAGAAGACTTTATTATCAAGAGAACAAAGACAAAATTAAGATACAACGGCAATCATATTTTCAAGAGAATAAAGAAAAATTTAGGGAACGAAGAAGGCAATATAAAGCTAAAAACCCAGATTTAATCAAAGCAATAGATAAAAAATTCAGAGAAAATCACAAAGACAAAATAAAGGCTAATCAAAAGAAGTACAAAGAGGCTCACAAAGAAGAGTTAAAAGAATATGCAAGAAAATACAGAGAAGCTCACAGAGAAGAATTGAGAGAAAAGAATAGACTATATAGATTAAAGAAAAAGCAAGAAAAAGAGTTTATCAAGAGTGCGTGAGAAAATTTGGATTGCCGTGAGGAGGTGAAAGAAATGAGTTGGGATAAAGAGAAGCAAAAAGCATATATGAAAGAATATTATAAAGCTCACGGGGAAGAATTAAGAGAAAAGCAAAAAACATATAATGAAGCTCATAAAGAAGAAATAAAAGAACAGAAAAAAAAATATCGTGAAGCTCATAGAGAAGAGGCAAGAGCATATATGAAAGAATATAATAAAGCTCGTAAAGAAAAGATGAGAGTATATATGAAGGCTTATAATGCAAGAAAGAAGCAAGAAAAAATATTACAGCAACAACAAGAAGAGCAAAATCTAACTCAAAAAATACTACAAGAAGAAGAAATTCCCAATATTCAAGATGTAGATGAATTATTATTAACTCAACAGATACAAGAACAACTGTATAAAAAAGAAGAAGAGGCTGAAGAAGAAGATATGATAGAAACACAACTTTATATTGAAATAGAAAATTTAAAAGAAGATAAAAAAACTTTAATAAACGAACTTCAATCATTGAAAAGAAAATATGATATTTTAGAGATAAGCTATGAAACACTTTCAAAGAAATATGAAAAGCTCGAAAAAGACAGCCAGAGGGTTTTTGAAAACAATACAAATATCATAGGTCAAAGAGCTAAATATATATTAGAAAAAAAAGCACTTGAAAGAAAAATTTTAAAATTAGAAAATAACAGTAATGGTATAAAACCAATTCCAACACCATGTGGTGGATATTTAATGCGTTCGAAATCCGAGGCAAGAATAGGATATTATTTAATGTATATTGGGGCTGAATGGTCTTATGAGCCAGCAGGTTTTAAATCAAAGAATTCTTTTTATGAGCCTGATTTTGGGGTTTCAAATGTCGAATTACCTAATGGAAAAATTATAGATAGATTATGGATAGAAGCTAAGCCAGGCTATGACCCTTCCTTAGAAGATATTCAAAAAATGAAAAATTTCATTTATGGAAATACCTCAAAAATTCAAAATCCTTTATTGTTAATGGGTTGGTTGCCTGCCAAAATAAAAAATATTTTTCCTATATATGAAAGAAGTCGAAATAATTCTATTCCTTTTTATTGCTTAAAAACTATCACAGGAGAGGATAAGCCTTGTTTTTTATTTAAAAGTAAAACTGGAAAAATAGTGTTAAGAACATATCTAAATGATATTGATGAAGAAGAAACAGAAAAAATATTTAAAAAAGCAATCAATAAAGTTGATAATAACAATAATTCAACAGAACAATCAGAACTTGCTATCTAATATACCCAATATTAAAAATGAAAGGAGAATAAAATGGACAATATAAAAAACATAAATTTTTATGAAATTCTCACAAATCCTGAAATAAAGCCTGAAGTAGTAAAGGCAATAATGATTCCTGTCATAAAAGATAGAATCCAGAAAACAGAAGAGTATTTACAAAATCTCAAAAGAGATTTAGAAACTCTCGAAAAAAAATAAAAAATATTTTTCTGTTTAGCATGATTTGCGATAAAAACAGAGAATATATATATTAATGCCTACTATTGTAGGTAAATAACATTTTTCTTTTCTTTTTATATTCATTTGCAAATATATCTTGACATCTTTTATCCTGTTGTGTTGAGGTGTCAAGATATATTTTTGTTTTTAGGAGGCTAAATAAAATGGCATTTATAGTTTGTATTGACGGCAACATCGCAGCAGGAAAAACTACTGTCCTGCAAGAGATTGAAAAGAAAGGTTATCCTGTATATTATGAGCCTTTTCAAGATAATCCGTGGCTTCCTCTTTATTATCAAGACCCTAAAAAATACTCTTTAAATACTCAAATTTGGTTTTTATCTGAGCGTTATAGACAATATAAGAACGCTGATTTTAGCACTCGCAAAATAGTATTTGTAGAGCGTTCAATGTATACAGATAGATTCATCTTTGTTGAATTGATAAAACAGCAAGGCAATATGAATGATTTAGAAGTTGAAACCTACAAGCACCATTTTGAAATTTATAAAAATTCATTGCCTGAGTTAACTGTTATTCTTAATACTCCACCGAATGAATGTAAAAACAGAATGGACATAAGAGCAAGAGGAATGGAAGAAGGCGTGCCTCTTGATTATTTAGAGCAGTTGGGAAAAGTTTATGATGAAAACTATCAGCGACTTGGAGTAAAGACTGTGAAGAAATTCTTTAGTTTTTCTCCATCGGCAACCGCTGACGAGATTATAGCTTTAGCAGAAAGTGAGTTTACTGAATATGACAAATGAAAAAGGCAACAAAAAAAAATATATAACTTTAGATGAATTATTTTCTGCAATTAAAGAATATTTAGAAGAAAAAGCCACTCCTGAAATAATTGAAGAAGCTCAAGATATATTATTAAAGCATACTTTAGAATTAGAATTTACTAAATTTTGCACTGTAAATGAAGTTGATGCAGAAACAAAAGAAATAGTTGTTAAATATTTACAAGACCTTAAACACAAAGAAGGTCGTACAAGTGAACTATTGAAAAAATATCCAATAGATGACTTTATCAAAGACTATGCATTTGAAAAGGCACTAAAACAAATTTGTAAAGAAAAGGGGTTAAATTCAGTAACAGAAGAAGCGATTAGAAAACAACTTAGGCGGTAAAAGAAATATGAAAAGGATTAGAGCTATAATACCACAAGAAAGCAAAGGTATTTTTTATAGTGTAGATGATTTATTTTCTATTTTAAAAATAAATAAAGATATATTTTTCACATCTATTTATAATTTTGTAAAAAGTTGTAGAAATGTTGGCGTTATAAAACCTCAAAGGTTTTTAGATAGATATTATTATAGAGAAGAAATAAAAGGAGCAAATGGAACACAAGAACACATCTATTGTCATAAACAGTTTTTTGAATATTTTTGTACAAGCGATGATTTAATTTCAATTAGAAAACTTTTAAATGGTGAGGATTAAATAAATATGGTAGAACGACATATTGTAAAATTAGGCGGAGTTGGTTTAGATATAAATTATCCTTGTTATCAAAATAACAATTTAAAATTAGCAGAAGATATTATTGATAATTTATGCAAACCACATCTACATTTACTATTACAACACATTTTAAAAGCAAAAGAAGAAATACATTTTATGGAAAATAGAATAAGAGAATTATTAGAAAAGTAAAAATGAGGATTAAATATGGAATTATTAAACCTTTTATCAAATATTAGAGCTATTCGTCTTGAACGCAAGACTTTGGAAGAATTAATCAATGATTTGATAGAGAGAGAAAAACCTGCTGATTATCCCAAAAGTACTATTTCAGAAGAAAAAGTACAAACTCATTTTGCTCAAAAAACAGCTGAAAAAGTATTACACGATTTACAACTACTATTATTTAATTTAGCCGTTCAGAAAGATAATTTAATGGCTCTTGAAATTGAAGCAACACAGAGAATATATAAAGAGATTAAAGACCCTTTACACCGTGTGTTTATTATCAAACGCTTTATCCAAAATAAGCCAGTTAAAGAAATAATAAAGGATTTTGGTTGGTCAAAAAGTCTTTTTTACAAAACTTTTGAAAAATATTTTTCATCTGTGGACAAAAAAGACGAAAATGGACAAAAAAAACTCGTCAAGATGTAATATAATGTAAACTGTAAAAATATAAAATCTCTAAACACGACGATACAGGTAATTTTACATTGCCTGTATTTCTTTTTTTTTATGGAGCTGATACAATGTGGCAAAAGGGCAATATGAAAAGTGGCAAACGGAAGATAATTTAATAAGACTTGAAGGCTGGGCAAGAGACGGCTTAACGAATGAACAAATTGCTCAAAATATGAAAATAAGAAGAGAAACCCTCTGGGATTGGATTAGAAAATATCCTAACATTTCTAACGCCTTAAAAAAGGGAAAAGAAGTTGTGGACTATCAAGTTGAAAATGCTTTATTAAAAGAGGCTTTGAAGGGTAATGTTACAGCTTGCATATATTGGCTCAAAAATCGTAAACCTGATAAATGGAGAGAACAACCAAAAGAAACTCCAGCTGAAGCCGATATTCCAAAATTTTTGGATGACATAAAATGAACACAAACATCACTGATTACTGGGGCAGAAATTTTGATGAGCCTTTTAAATTAATTCGTGAAAGAGCATATGACTATTTTTATTTTAAAGGTGGCAGAGGCAGTGGAAAATCTACTTTTATTTCTCTTGCTATCGTTCTTGGAATTGTAAAAAATCCGAACACAAATGCCATAATTTACCGAAAAGTTGGCAGCACAGTTTACGAATCCGTCTACACTCAAATTCTGTGGGCAATTGACAGGCTCAATCTTACAAACTGGTTTAAATATTACAAACAGCCGATGAAAATGGTATATTTGCCAACTTGTCAAGAGATTATGTTTAAAGGTTGCGATGACCCTCAAAAGTCAAAATCCATAAAGCCGAAAAAAGGTTATTTTGGTTATTGCTGGTTCGAGGAAGCAACGGACTTCCAAGGATTAGATGAGATAGAAAATATAGTGCAATCTGTTGCAAGAAGTGGACTTGGAAAGACCGCAATATTTTTGAGCTATAACCCACCTCAAAGCGTTCAAAGTTGGATAAACGCAGAGGTACTAAGACCACAACAAAACAGATTTATTCACCATTCTACCTATTTATCTATTCGTCCTGACCTGCTCGGTGAGCAATTTATTAAAATAGCAGAATATAAGAAGCAGACGAATGAAAAACAATATAATCACATCTACCTTGGAGAAGTAACTGGAACAGGTGGAGAAGTTTTTGATAATGTAGAGACAAGAGCTATCAGCGATGAGGAGATAGAAAAATTTGATTATCTCTACACAGGATTAGATTTTGGATTTGCTGTTGACCCAGTCGCAATAGTAAAAACAAGCTATAACAGCTCAAAGAAAGAGCTTTACATATTTGATGAATTTTATAGAGTGGGTGCCTCGTTCGATTTAATAGCAGAGCAACTACAGAAAATGGGAAATCCTTACACGATAGCAGATTCTGCAGAGCCAAGGAGCATTTACGAATTAAAGAAAAGAGACTGCAGAATTGTAGGAGCCAAGAAAGGCTCAGGCAGTGTAGAACACGGATTAAAATGCTTGCAGGATTTAAATAAAATTGTAATTGACCCTGCACGATGTCCGAATACTATTAGAGAGTTTTGTACTTACGAATATGAATTAGATAAATATGGAAATTATAAGTCTATTTATCCTGACAAAAATAATCATAGCATAGACGCTGTAAGATATGCACTTGAAGACATATTTAGAGATAATAACATTTATTCAATGTAGGAAAAAGAAATGAAAAAGAAAACAACTCAATTAACTTTAGATGGTTTTTTTAATTCAATGACCAACGCAGGATTAAGCAGACTTAATCCTATTTCATACACAGGGTATCAATACCAAAACATTACAATGAATTATCAAATGTTGGTCAATCTTTATAAGTCCAACTGGGTTGTAAAACGCATTGTAAATGTTGTTGCTGGTGATATGCTTCGTGGTGGTTACAAAATATTAAGTCAAATTGACCCATCAGCGTTCGACAGAATTAAGAAATTAGAACAGAAATATAAAGTCAATCAAAAACTTAAATCAGGTATTCAGTGGGCAAGGCTATTCGGTGGAGCTGGTGGATTAATAATAATAGACGGAGACGAAAATTTAGAGGAGCCTTTGAACTATGATTTAGTTATGCCTAAGTCGTTCAAAGGTATTTTAATTTTTGATTGCAGGCAGGGAATAACACCAAGTCCTGAGCTAATCGAAGATTTAACAAGCCCTGAATTTGGACTTCCCAAGTATTACAATCTCTCAAACGATGCTTTGAACTCTGTAAAAGTACACCATTCAAGGATTTTAAGATTCGAGGGCAGGGAACTTCCATACATTGATAGAGCCTCCAATAATTACTGGGGAGCCTCAGAGTTAGAGCATGTAATCGAAGAGATAACAAAGCGTGATAATGTCTCTTGGAATATTGCACAGTTAACATTTTTAACCAATATCCGTGTCTTGAAGTTATTCGGTTTAGAGTCGCTACAAGGCAGGTCTAACAAACAGGGCATAAGCAATTTACAAAAACGAATTGAGAACACTAACAACATAATGAGTAATAAAGGTTTATTAGTCCTCGGTGAGAACGACGATTTTCAATCTTTCCAATATAGTTTCGCTGGTCTTGGTGAGTGCTATGACCGATTTATGATGGATATAAGCGGAGCAACAGAAATTCCTGTTACAAAATTATTTGGTCGTTCGCCAGCTGGAATGAATGCAACTGGTGAAAGTGATATGGATAATTATTATAATATGATTGCGGAACTTCAAGAAAATATGCTCAGACCAATCTATGATAAACTTTTTCCGATTATGTTTTTATCTGAATTCGGTGCTATTCCAGATGATTTAGATTTTGAGTTTAACTCGTTGGAAAAAACGAACGAATTAGAAAAGAGTGATTTAAACTCACGGAACACAGACTCAATAATAAAAGCATACGACAGCGGACTTGTATCTCAACAGATTGCATTAAAAGAACTTCGCCAGCAATCTGAGCAAACAGGATTCTGGACGAATATTACAGACGAAGACATAAACGCAGCAAACGCAGAAATGCAACAGCAAGAAATGGAAGAAACACCTGAGGAAGGTATAAACAATTTATTAAAGGGTGCAGAAGAAAATGGCAGGAACGAATAATTTTTTAGTATTTAACGAAGCAAATAATCCGACATTCACAATGAGCGATGCGGATTATTACGCAGATTTATATAGATTAAATGGATTAATTCCAATGATTGCAGACCCTAACGCTCATAATAAAATGTTTAGGCAGTGGTCTATTATGGTTACAGCGTTGGCGAACATTATTGCAAGTATGAATTACAACGCAAGCGACGACAATTTGTCAACACTTCAAACAAATTTAAAATCTACAATCGAAGACGTGGCAGAGGCGAAAGTAGATTCAAGGATTACTACCTTAGAAGATTGGAAAAGCTCAATTACTGCAACACCTGCAGAATTAAATATATTAGACGGAGTAACAGCAAGCACAAGTGAATTAAACATACTTGACGGCTTAACAGCAAGTACAAGTGAATTAAACACATTGGATGGAATAACAGCAAGCACAGCTGAATTAAACATATTAGACGGAGTAACAGTAACATCTACAGAGTTAAATTATTTAAGTGGTGTAAGTTCTAATATTCAGCAACAGATAAATAATTTAAGCATAAGTGCTTTATTTCCATTATGGGTTGCAAGTCGAACTTATTCCGTTGGAGATGTAGTAAAGACTTTAACTTCTTCTTTTTGGGTGTATCTTGAGTGCGTAGTGGCAGGTACAAGCGACACCACGGAGCCGACATTTACAAATGTTGGAGAATTGGTTACAGACGGAACAGTTAAATGGCTTGTTTTGGATTTGAGAGATTCTGCACCAGTAGGTACGATAAAACAAGATATAATCAAGCGAGATGGTTGGCTGAAACTTAACGGGGCGACTGTAAATGTCGCTGATTATCCTCGTTTAGTTAGTTTCTTAACTGCAAATTCATTACTAAATGCTTATACTGCCACTCCTGATAGTACAAAGTTTTATTATGGTGATAGTAATAATGAAACTTTGTTATTGCCTGATTTTACTAATTTATTTATTGAAAATAGTGTAAGTAATACATTAGATAAAGTAAGTGCTGGATTGCCTAACATTACAGGTGTTTTGAATGCAATAAGAAGTCTTGAGGTTGATTCAAACACTATTACAAGTAATAATCTTGCAATTACATGGAATGGTAATAAAAATCATGGGTATCATATGGATTCTTCAACAAATTCAACTTCAAAAACTTCATCATATGGAATTAAGATTGATGCATCAAAATCAAGCTCAATTTACGGTGAATCAGCAACAGTACAGCCACCAGCAGTAAAACTTTTACCAATAATCAAATATTAAGGAGGCACTATGAACAAGACTGTTTATAATAAACAAAATGGCGAGATTATAACACTCGATAAAAGCGACATTTGTCCCATCAGTGGAAAGTGGCTTATCCCTGCAAACTGTACAGAAGAAGAGCCTCCAAGAATTGAAGAAGGTTATAAGGTCTCTTTTCAAGACGGAGAATGGATAACGGAGAAAACAGAAAAGCAGATAGAAAAAGAAGAGACACAAAAATATAAGCCTGTTGTAAAGTCTATAAGAGAAGAAATAGAAGAACTAAAAGCACAGCTCGAAGAATTGAAATTTGAATTAAAGCAAGTAAAAGAGGGCGATAATAATGGATTCAAAACCGATATTTGATTCAATAATTTCAAATGGTATTTTTTGTATTTTATTCTGCGTGCTTTTTCATTATGTAATCCGACAGAGTTCCGAGCGTGAAAGACAACTGCAAAACCTAATCAACGATTACAACCAACAATTGAAAAATATTTCAGAAACTTTAATTAAGATTCAAGAAGCATTGGATAAACCAAAAAAGCGAAAGAAGGTGATGCATAATGGAAATTAAAGAAACTAATTTAAATTTTAGCTCATTAACACCACGCTCGAAGGTTTTGGAATATATAGTCATTCACCACACAGCAAGCACAGCAAAAGAGACTGTAGAACAAATCCACAATTTTCATATAAATAATAATGGCTGGGCTGGTATTGGTTATCATTTTTACATAAGAAAAGACGGAACGATTTACAGAGGACGACCTGAAAAATATGTTGGAGCTCATTGCGAAAATTATAATTCTGTTTCTCTTGGAATTTGCTTAGAAGGAAATTTTGAAATAGAAAAGCCAACAGAAAAACAAATACAAAGCGTAACTGATTTAGTTAAGTATCTTAGAAAAAAATATGGTGATTTTAAACTTGTAGGACATAGAGATTTAAACGCGACAGCGTGTCCAGGTCAATATCTTTATTCTCAATTATTAAGTATAGATGCAAATGCTAATGAAAAATTTGTAAAAGTATTTATGAGCAATAACAAGCTCTCTGTAGTTTTGGAAAATGGAAATAAGTTTACTTTCCCATTTACAGACAAAAACGAGTTATTAAGAAAATTAAGCATAGGATTAAAAATAATGAAATAAGGAAAATAAAATGCCGAACACATATTATGCTACGAAGATAAGCCCTCACCGTGGTAAAACGGACGAGGGCTATTTAATTTGTTCAAAAGTCCCTGTTGCAAGAATCGGCTACCAATTTTACTTAGACAAAGAATTAGGCTTTGAGCCGTCAGAAAAAATCAAGAAAGAAAATAACGGCTACAATGTATATCGACCTGAAAAAGAAGTTTTTTCTGAAGAAACCCTTTCAAGTTTCGAGGGCAAGCCAATTACAGATGACCATCCACAAGAACAGGTAACAAGCGATAATTTTCAAATTTACGCAAAAGGAAATATCAAAAATGTTCAGCGTGGCGATGGTGAGTATAAAGACTTTATTTTAGCAGATTTAGTGATTTGGGATAAAGAGTTAGTCAATAAAATAGAAAATGGAAAGCAAGCCGTTTCTGTGGGCTATTCGTGTGATTATGAAGAGCACGGAAAAGAGCTGTGGCAAAAAGATATTATATGCAATCACATAGCCATTGTCGACGAAGGCAGGGCAGGAGAGAAAGCAATAATCAGGGATAATCTCCCAAAAAATGAAGAGGAGGCTAAGATGCCAGAAGAAGTCAAAAAAGAAGAAAAAGAAGAAAAGAAAGAGGAAGTAGTCGAGAAAGACAAATGCAAAGACGAAGCCTGCGAGGAAGAAGAGAAGGAAACTAAAGATTCTGTTGATTTAGCTGAAGTCATTCAGAATTTAGTTTCAAGAGTTGAGGCACTTGAGTCCAGAATGGGTAGCCAAGAAAAGACTGGCTTCGATGCACTTGAAGAAGAAATCTTCAAAGAGAAAAAAGAAGAAGTCGACGAAGAAGCACCAGAAAAAATAATTGAAAAGGAAAAAGAAGAAGTTGGCGATTCTGTGATAGTCGATTTCATTCGTCAAGTAAAACCCTTGGTTGCAAAAGTAAAAGATAAAAAGCAAAGCAAACTTTTAGAGGATTCAATGTGTAAAATCATTCGTGGAACATTGATGAACGATTCAAAGAAGAAACCAGAAAAAAAAGAAAAAAGTGTCTATACTAATTTTATAAGCAAAGACACTGCAATTCAGCAAGAAGAAAATCCATACGATAAACTTTTTTATAAATTCAAAGGAGATAAATAGAAAATGGGCGGATATGCAATAGGTTTAGACCTAAACAACGGCTTTGTTGGAACCATTGCAAGACATGGCGACGAAGTAATCAAATCAAGACCAGTCCACAGCGGAGCCACAGCTTTTCCTTTTGGCTCACCTGTTGTACTCTATGCAAATGGCGGAGTAACGGACGGAACTGTACAAAAGTTCGGAGCTTCAAATGTTGCTGCTGACTTTATCGGCATAGCTTGTAGAAAAATCAAACAGCCTACATCTTTCGCAGATGAAGGATTCGGCAAATATTATGACACTGATATTTGTGATGTCATGGAGCGTGGCTCTATTTCTGTTTTGTGTCCAACAGGAAATCCTCAACCAGGTGGAGCTGTTTATATTCGTGTTCTTGCAAATGCTACAGATTATCCAAATGCACAGGTTGGAGATATTGAGGCTGTAAGCGATACAGTAACAAACAACGGAACAACAACATATAACAACCTCTTGATTCCAAACTGCAAATGGTGTGGAACAAAGGACGCAAACAATGTTGCCGAGCTCGTAATTTTACAAAGGACAGGTGTATAAACTATGAACATAATGAATAATATGTATGTGAAAGACGCTGCAACAGCAAGCAGTATGACATTTTTAGTCGGTGAGCTTGAGAAACTTGACCCTGTAGTAAGACAACCTCTTAGCTCAGTAACATATCCAAGAGATGTCAGAATTATTCGTGAAGGTGGCTGGTATGAATACCTCTCCACATTCAATGTAAATTATGGAATCTCAGGTGGTGTTCAGAATCTCCAAGGCGGTATTCAAAATGCTATTGCAAGAGTACAAGCTGACCTTACAAAAGATTCTATCAAAACAAGCAGTTTTCAATCTACCTTATCATTAAAGTGGATGGACATGCAGTTCAACAAAATGACAGGTAGAAATCTTCAGCAACTCCTTGAAGACGGAACAAGACTTGCATTTGATAAATTTTTGGAACAAGCTGTTTATTTCGGTTTTCCAAATCAAGACATCCACGGACTTGTAAATCACCCAAGCGTTACAGCTTCATCTCTTGCAATGAACGCAGGCAACACCTCAACTCAGTGGGTAAACAAGACACCACAGGAAATCCTTGATGATGTCAATAATGCAATTAACGCAGCGTGGGCAGCTTCAGAATATGATAATTCAGCCATACCAAATCATATTTTAATTCCACCTGCAGACTTTTCTCTTATTCAAGGTACTATAATGAGTGTAACAGGTACTATTGCTAATAGCTCTGTTCTTCAGTATATTCTCAATAATAATATGGCAACAACACTTGGACAGGAGCTAAAGATTTATCCTTGTCGTCAGTGTATCGGTACAGGTGCAGGAAGCACAGATAGAATGATTGTTTATAATGATAATGCAAAATTCTTAGATTTCCAAATACCTGTTGATATCGGAAGAATTATGACAATGTGGAATGTTCAGACTGCTTCAATAGATACTTTATATGCTGCTCTCGTCGGTGCAGTTAGATTGCATTATACACAACCAATAGTTTATAAGGACGGTATATAATATGCACGTAATTAGCAAACAAAAAGTAAAAATCGGTGATGTAGTAGTTGAGCCTAACAAGGTCACGTATTTGCCAGATAGTGCAAAAGAAGACCATTATTTCAAACTTTGTAAAAAGTCAGAATACTTTCAAGTAATCGAAGACCCAAAGCAAGAAGAAGATAAGCCAAAGAAAGTTAAGAAAGAGGCATAAAATGTACAGTGGATTTTTCGGCAATTTGCCACCTGCAAGAGTTTTAAAATCAAACGCTGGATTAGTAAACGATTCAAATAATCCAGTTTATACAATAGCTATGTTCATTGAAGCATATCCTGAATTCACTAACAAGGTGTCAGACGGAATAATTACAAAGTGGATAACTCTTGCGAATGATTGTTTCAATATCAATAAATATGGGAGTTACTGGGAATTAGCAATGGGTTTATTTGTAGCTCATAATTTGATATTAAAATTAAAGATGGGCAATGCTGAAACTTCCACTGACGAACTCTTAGCCAATGCAAACGAAACAGGAGTAGAGCAGTCCATGAGTGTTGATACACTTTCAGTTACTCTTGACACTGCTTCCACTCTTGAAGAGTACAAAGGTTGGGGCGGTCTCAAAGAAACTGTTTATGGCAGGCAACTTATAGACATAATCAAAGCCTGTGGCGGTGGCGGTGTGTTCTATGTCTGTTGATGTTAGCAACTTTAAGCCGTCTAAAAACTTTGAAAACAAATGTCTGAAAGATTTGGAAAAGATACGAGATAAGATTTTAAGTATCTTTAAAAAGTATTCAGATTCACCTTTTAACATTCCTAATTTGCTAAAACAGATTACAATGACTGAAGACTTTCAGACATTCACAGATATACTTGCGAAAAGATTTTTCGCTCGCTGTGTTCAAAAGAATAATGACACTTTTAGAAAATCTTTTTTTGGTCGTGCGTATCAAATATTCAAAAACTTAACTGGCGATGAGGACTTGATTACTTTTATTAGAAATCAAGTTGACGAAAAAGCTAATCTATTTAAATCGATTCCAATTGAATTAGCTAATAGCTTGATTCCTCATGTCAATCAGTGGGCACTGGAAGGCAAAACTTCAAAAGGAATTTTTGACGATTTAAAACTCAAATTGCCTGATTTACTTGATTATCAAATTAGGCGAATAGCACGAACAGAAATAAGCAAGACTCTCACGGATATAACAGAATTTAAATGCGGTCAAGGCAATATTAACATTTATCAATGGAAAGCAAGCGGAGGTGAAAGAGGCGACGGACGAACAAGAAAAAGCCATAGAAAAATGGCGGATATTCTTGTAATGTGGGGAGACCCACCTGCACCTGAGGATTTATTTCCAACCTATGGCAAAAATGGCAGACGATATAAAAACACGCTTGGTCATTATCACGCTGGTTGCTGTCCAAATTGTAGATGTGTTGCAATGCCTGTGGTGTCGTTGAATGATATAGAATTCCCTGCTCGCATTTATTACAACGGTGCAATTCACAGAATCACAAAAAATAAATTAGAGAGTTTGATTAATAAATGAACATCTTTGGCGATTTAATGACCTCACTCAACAAAATAATAAATAGAAAAATTCTTGTTGGAATTCCAATGCAAGAAGAACAAGACGAAGAAGGCAAAAAGAAGAAGGCAACCAATGCCCAAAAACTATTTTGGAATAGTATGGGGTCGCCTTTAAAAAAGATACCTTCAAGAAAAGTATTAGAGCCTGCAATTGAAGACAAGCTCGACGAAATCGGAGAGGTTTTAAATAAAGGTGTTTTAATGGGAATTATAGCAGGTCAGGAGGCAATGGATAAGGCGTATAATCGAGCAGGATTAATGGCACAACAGGCGTGCGTTAATTGGTTCGATAATCCCAAAAATAACTGGGCACCGAATGCACCATACACAATAAAACAAAAAGGCAGTGATTCTCCATTAATCGACACAGGAGAAATGAGAAAATCAATTACTTATATTATCGAGGATAAGAAATGATAAATATTGGCAGATTAGTTACAAACCCTAAATTTTGCACGAAATTCACAATAGTAACAAAGACAGGCACTTGGGAAAAGGGTGCATTTGTAACCACGGAGACAGAAAAAACAGTTACAGGAGTAGCTGTTCCAGTCAGCGGTAAAGCTCTTGAAATGGTGCCTGAAGCTGACAGATTAAAAGACTATATGACCTTTTATTCAACCACTAAAAATCCATTGACAGTATCTTCAGACGGCACGATTTCAGATTCTGTAATTTATGAGGGCAAAAGATATAAATTGATAAATGGACAAAACTTCTCAAAACAAGGTTTTTGGAAGGCAATGGGAATAAATGAAGATGGAAAATAAAAAAGTATAGCCTTTATTTATGTAGAAATATATAAATGGAGGTGAAGAAAATATAATGTATAATGAAGAAATGCCGAGTAAATTAAATGTCCTTTTAAAAGATTTAGAAAATGTATTATCAAACATAGATTATGGGTTTAGTTATCAAGATATTTTAGATAAATATAAATGTAATGATTTAAAACAATTGTTTGATTTAGTTTACTTTCGTTTAATTTGTAATTATTACGATAAGAATAATTTAGTTTGTTTTCCATTTGAGACAAAAGGTTTATAACACTAACTACACATATTAAAAAGAGTTGAAAGGCTTTTTTTATTTTGGAAAGATTATGAATAATAATGAAGAAATTCTAAAGAAAATAACTGATGATTACTTTAAGCCAATTGTAAATATTGGAAGATTCAATTTAAAAGATAGGATATTTAATGGGCCTGATTTAATATATCATGCACCTGTAATACTACCAAGTCCTTATGAACAAAGACATCAAAAAGAAATAATGGAAAAAGAATGGAACGAAAGATACAAAAAACAATGAAATAATATATGGTATAAATAACACAAACCCAAAGAGCTGAAAGGCTCTTTTTTTTATGTGCATTTTTTGCAATAAATACTCTATCGCCACTTTTATTTAAAATGTGGCGATAAACTTGACTTTAAAGCTAAATAGATATAGTTAAGGTTGTTTTTAAAAGTGGCGATAAAAAACAGGCGATAAAAATAAGGCTTTCTTATGAGCATTTTTTAACATAAAATGGAGATAAGATGAATGAAATAGAAGAAATTATTTACGATGTGGTAAAAGCAATTTTACCTAATTTAAATCCAAATAATATATGTCGTGAGCATCAAGCATTCGGTATGCCGTCATTTTCAAACACGGAAGACCGAATTTTTTTTGATGTCATTGAGGCGGAGTCAAACATTGCCAAAGAGTTATATTTTGAGGACAATTATAACTCTGTCAATGATTCAATAGAACGCACACACGGCAAGACAATTACAATTAATGTTAAGTTTGTTGTTTATGGCCCTCACTCATATAATAACTCTTTATTGATTCGAGATGGATTCTTCTTAGAGTCCACAAGAAAGACATTAAGAGAACACGATATTTTTATCGTACCATACCACCAGCCAGCAATGTTTTATCCTGAGCAACTCAACGGAGTATGGTATCAAAGATATGATTTTGAAATTACTTTCAACCGTTGGTGGACTTCACCAATAGAAGAAATTAACTATATTAACAATGCAAATATTATTTTAGAAGGAGAGTAAAAAAAATGTCATTACCACTTGATGATATTGTCAATGTAACGGTGAATCTACCAGTTACAAACACAAGCGGTCGGCAGTTTAATTTACCATTAATAGTTGGCAATGTAACTGCTTTTAACGACCGAATTAAAATTTATTCAAGTACAGATGAAATGTTAGAGGACGGCTTCTTGACATCTGATAGATTGTATCAAGCAGCCGTTTTACTTTTTGGGCAGGAAGAAAAACCCAGCAAAATTGCAGTTGGTAGAATCGGCACAGTAACAGAAGCCAATGTCGCTGAAGACGGAGAAATTCTCTTAGCCGATGCCTTGGAATTAAATGAGAATGCAGAAGTCGGAAAATATATTTATCAGGGATATGCTCTTTCAGACACAGCCGAAACTGGATATCTTGAAATCATAGCCGATGGAACTTCACCAAGTGCAGGAGAAATAAATTTATCCGATGCACAGGCAATGAATCCAGATGCAGAAGTCGGTAAATATATTGCTGTAGAACGGTCTTATCTTCTTTCCGATACTCAAGTAACAGATAGTCAGTTAATTATTCCAGACACTATTACAAGAAACGAAACTATCACAGAATATTTGACAGCATGCCGTCAAGCAAATGACGAGTGGTATTGTGTGAGCGTTTGTTCAGCGATAACAGACTCTGAAATTATTGCAGGTGCTCAATATTGTGAATCCTGTAGTCCTTCCGCTTTGTTCTGTTTTACTACCAGTGAGGCGGATGCACTAACAAGCAACCCTAACATTTTCGCCTCCTTGAAAGCACTCGGATTAAGAAGATGTTTTGGTCAGTATTCTACTCAACATCTTGACGCAGTTTGTGCCATAATCGGCTGGGTAATGGGTATAATTACAAAGAATATATCCTTCACGCTTGCATACAAGCCAGAAGTTGGAGTAAACGTTGAGGACAGTATAAGCAAGACAGGATTTACTCAATTAAATAACAACAACGGCAATGTGTACGACCAAAGAGGCACATATAAGATTTTTGAACAGGGTAAAATGGCTGACGGCTCGTACTTCGACGAAATTATTCAACTTGATAAATACCAACTTGAAATGCAAAATGCCGTTATGGATTTGCTCACAACAAATACCAAAATAGCTCAAACAGAAGACGGAATGACACTTTTGATAAGTGTTCTCAATAAAATCTGTAACAATATGTTTAACGCTGGATTTATTGCTGGCGGAGTATGGCAAGGCAAAAAGATTCTAAATTTAGAAACAGGCGACTCCATACCTAACGGCTATCTTGTACAGGCTGAGTCTATTGATTCACAGAGTCAATCAGATAGAGAAGCGAGAAAAGCACCTCCAATTTATGTTGCTTTGAAATTAGCTGGTGCAATCCACTATGTAATAATTAAAATTGATGTGAATAGGTAGGTGATTAGAATGGCAGTAAGTACATATAGTTTTGGCGACATCAAAGCCGTTATTTCGCACCCTGATTTTTCTTCACTTTCTCTATACAATGCTGGTGTTGGAGATATGACCGTTAGCAAAACAAATGACAATACAGCTCACGATACAGCTTCAGATGGCTCGGTAATGGTGTCAAAAATCATAGTCAATAACGGAACAGTAACAATAAACGCTCAACAAACAAGTCCACTACATATCTATTTAGAAAACTTGTATAATTATTTGAAGACAGCGAGTACAGACAAATGGGCTCAGATTCAATTAGATATCCGTGCACCATATCTCCACGAACAGAAAATCTGTACAGGCGGAAGTTTCCAAAAAGACGCAGACACACCATACCAAGCACAAGGTCAGAGAATTGCTTGGACATTGATGTTTGCTGATATTACTACACAGAAAATATAGGTGATTTATGGAAAAGAGAGAAACAAGCACGATAATTGAAGTTTTAGGCAAAAAGTACAAAATAGAGAAGTACACAGCGTGGGTAGGAGCTTTTATTTTATTCAAGTTGATAAATAAAGCCCTACCTTCTTTATTTGCTGGTGGCGATACGGAAGCACTTCAAGCCCTGCAAAATCAAATGTCAAAACAAGAGTTTACAGAATTCTTAAAAGATGTTTTGAGTGTGGTCTCTGTTAAAAAAGAGGCTGGATTCTTCCCTATTATAGACGAAATGGGAAATCTACAGATAGAATTACAAAACGACACAATAACAATACTATTACTCGCAATTCATGCTATTCGGTTTAATGCGAGCGATTTTTTTTTAGAGAACGTACAAAAATCACTTCAAGAGGGTCTACAGGGCTTCAGTTTCTTCCCTACACAGGCATAAGTGAATTTCTATTTTTGCCTGTCTCTCAAAAATACTGGCAACAGCATGAGCTGTGGGACGGAACATATACTTTAGACGACCTTCTTGATATTCGCGAAATGATAATGGTTGATTCAGAGAATCAACGAATAATAAACGGAGCAAATGATGAGCAATCCTATTAAAGAGTATCTGGTTTCAATCGGACTCGATTTAAATAAAACCAAATTACAGCAGACACAAAAAGGAATAAAAGACACCACAAACCTTATTGACAAAATGAAACAGGCATCTGATTTTCTTAAACGAGGTTTAAATGGTCTGACATTATCAATGCTCGGTCTCGCTGGTGCTTCTACTAAGCTCGTAACAAGTTTAGCAAAACAAGACCAAAAATTTGAGACACTTGCTCAAAGAATGTTTGTTTCGCGACAGAGCGTTTACGAGTACCAGTCCGCTGTAAAAGCACTTGGCGTTACAATTGATGAAATCCAATTTAATCCAACTTTGATGAAGCAGTACAAAGAGTTAGTTTCGGATTCAAGAAAGATGTTTGTCGGCAAAGAGTATCAAGGAGCGATGACCACGATTCGCTCTTTTTTATTCGAGTTTGTCCGATTAAAACAAGAGTCAATGTATCTTTTACAGTGGATTGGTTTTTCTATTATCAAAAATCTACAGATTCCACTTGAAAAAGCACGACTTACACTCCAAGGATTAAATGATTTTATAGTCAAGAATATGTCCAAAATCGGTGATACGATTGGCAAAATGATATTCAATGTCAAGAATTTCTCAAAATCGATTATGGACTTTTTCGGAGGCATAATCAAAGAAGTGCAAAACTTCTGGTCTTCTTTGCCTCCGTGGGCTAAAAAGTTTATAATGGGTACAGGTGTAATCGGTGCAATCTTTATCGGAATGCAAAATCCAATAATATTTGTTAGTGCTTTAATCACGGGAATTTTACTTTTAATTGACGATTTCCAAAAACACATTAACGGCAAAAAAGCACAATTCGGTGAGTTTTGGGATAATTTAATAACTTGGATTAACAAAACGAAAGCTACCATTTACGAATGGAAAGACAAAACCATAAAATGGATTGAAGATGTTTATGGTAAAGTCAAAAATTGGCTCGAAGAGACCAAAAAGAAAGTAAATGAAAATCTTCCAAAATGGAAAAGTGAATTTAAAAGTTTTTGTTCTACTGTAAGTGACGGATTCAATACAGCTGTCAAAGCTGTAAAGAGTTTTTTAAATCAAATGGATAGGCTTGAATTTTTTTGGGGAATGGTTTCAAAGAAAGGTTTAGCTTATGCTATGTGGCGTGTATTTACAGGTAAATTTGAAACAGATTTTCAAGAACATCAAGCATATTTAAAAAGACAAGATGATTATCATAAAAGAAGTCATGAAGATGACGAAGATACTCTTGCATTATTTGATGAATGGGATAAAAGAAAATCAGGTCAATTAAATAATGGTAAAAAAACAAATAATTATAATTCAAAAACAGACAAATATGACTCAATCATAAATGAAGCTGGCATAAAATATGGAGTTAGTCAAAATTTGATTAAAGCTGTAATCGCAAAAGAAACAGGCGGACAGTTTAACGCAGACGCATATAATCAAAATTCAGGTGCAAGTGGATTAATGCAATTAACACAAATCACTCAAAAACATCTTGGAGTAACAAATCCATTCGATGCAAAAGAAAATATTTTTGCAGGAACAAAATATCTAAAAGAGCTTTTGACAAGATATAATGGCGATGTAAAATTAGCTCTAATAGCATATAATTACGGGCCGTCTTATGCCGATGATTATTATAAAAACGGCTGGAGTGATAAAGACCTACCTGCCGAAACTATGGACTATTATAAATCTATATTGTCATATATGAGGAACGGACAATATAAATTTAATAAAAATGCTGTTTCATCTGGTGGCAGTGTCAATAAAATAACTCCAATTAAACAAGTTAGGAATGATACTTGCGGAGTTGTTTCAGTTGCAATGGCAAATAACTCAATTAACGGCAATAATAATCTAAATGAAGATAATATTCTTTCTACTTATGGATATAGTTTACTTCGTGCACTCAACGGCACAAACAAAAACAAAAACATAAAGTGGAAAGACTTAGGCAATAAATATATTACAGATACAGAGCTGAACGAAATCATAAAAGCAAATCAACAAGGACTTCCAGCGATTGCAGGCGTTGCAGGTGATTTTAAATGGGGATACAGTAATGGACATTTCTTTGTAATTACAAAATCCGATGTAAAACAGAGAAAGCTCACTATAGTAGACCCAGCGACTGGTGAAACTTATCAAAGGTCATTTGAGTGGCTCAAAAATGCCCCTCAAAGGTCTGACGGATATGGAAACGCTGTATTTATTCCATATCAACTTCAACAGCAAAAACAAGCCCAAAAATCAAAACAAATTCAAGCACCACAACAAACAAAATTTTCAAATGCTGACAGAGTTAATCAAACGATTACTTTCAATATGGATGAACAAGAACGAAAACAAGGTTTGATTAGAGGTTGGTGGAAGGGAGTTGAAAATTGGGCAACAAATCGATGGAATGAAATGAATCCACTTATAAACAATAACAACATTAAAGATTTACAAGGCTCAACAGGGCAATATCACAGCAATATTAGCTCTCCAATGTATGTCGGTGGAATTAATATCACTGTCAATACAAATTCAAATGACCCTAACGCAATCGGTGAAGCTGTTGCTAATAATTTAGAAAGTAGAATGAATTATTTCGCCTTGAATCGTGGATTAGGATTAGGAGCGGTATAAAATGAGTAGCATAATTTTTAAACCAAAAATAAATATTTCTGAAATCCTTGCAGGTTCATCCGTTCCTCCTTGGTTGGTGGACATTGTAAATATACCTAATTCAATTATAAAAGACCAATCTATTTTAAATATGTCCAGCGGTCTTAATGTGAAAAATATTCAAGGATTTCTTTTCAAAACTCCAAAATGGGGAATCAATGGAGTATATTTTGACGGCATATTAAAAACTGAACACAAATCAAGTGTCAAGCTCACACAGTTTCCTATCCAGAGTGGTTGTATGGGTACAGACCATGCAGTTGTTGAGCCCGCCTCGCTTAGTATTGATATAATGATGAGCGATGCCAACAACATAAGAAATCTAAATAAATCTGAATTACTAAACACTGTTATTCGATATTTAAAAAGTTTAGTTAAAAACTCAAATTATGTAGAAATCAATTCTGATTTAAACGGCGATGGACGAAGTGTTAACGCTTGGACGATTCTGCGTGGAATGCAACTTGCAAGAACTCCAATTACTGTAGAAACTCGACTTCACGATTATAAAAATATGATAATTGAAGAACTAAGCGTACCAGACGATTATAAGACTTACACAGCGTTAAAATGTTCCGTTCGATTAAGAGAGATAATCACAGTCGGAGTTTCAGATTATACAACTTCAAAAAGACCACTGGAAACCATGGAGAAACCAGCTAATTTTGGCGAAGTACAAGGAAATAAAATTGTAGATTCATTAAAACCAGGATTAAACAAATTAAGCGAAGCTGTAAAAATTTTAGGAAATCAAAGCAACTCGGCTTTAGTTAATTTACAAACTCTTTATAACCATTTATTTCAACCATACATTAAATCAATAAAATAGAGAAAAATTATGTATATAATTCCAATCAATTCCAATAAATTTACCTGCAATTTAGATATAAACGGAGAAAACAAAACTCTAATTTTGGAATTCAATTATAATTCAGTTGGTGATATGTGGAAAATGTCGATTTTAAACGAAATTGAAGAAGTTTTAATTTCAAATATTCCACTACTACCTACAACGAATTTACTGGAGCAATATTCATATATGAATTTAGGCTCTGCCGTTTTAATTCCAAACACCGACGAAGTCAAAGAAGAATATCCGTCAATGAATACACTCAAGGATAATTATACCTTGTTCTGGGGTGATAATAATGAACTTGATATCGAATAATAATAACTATTTAAGAAAATGGAAGATTCTTGTATCAGCAACAGTAGACGGAAAGAATTTTTCATATGACCTAAGCGATTTAAGATGTACTTTTCGTGTAAAATCACAGTGTACATCTCCAATGACTGAGTGCTCGTTAGAAGTTTACAATCTCAACAACACCACGGCAAACAGACTTCTAAAAAGTAGTTTTAATGTGCAGCTTTATGCTGGATACCAAAACTCACGATACGGAAAAATATTTGACGGAGATGTCGTTCAGAGTTTCAGAAATTACCACGACGGAGTGGACGATATTTTGCAGATATTAGCTTTAAGCGGAAATAGATTATTGAGTAATAATTGGATTTCTACAAGTCTAACAAGTGGACAAACACAGAATCAAGTGTTAGATTCAGTTGCTAATGACAAAAATGTCACTATCAAAAAAAGTCAAGAAGTACAGTCTAAACTAAGTGAAAAGCAATATCCACGAGGTCAAGTAATTTTCAAAGAAATTGCAGACATAGTCGAAAATACAGCAAGCGAAATAAATTCTGTCTGTCAAGTAACAAAAGATGGAATTCTTGAAATGGAATCAATGATGGAGGCTGTACGAGGTCAATTAATGCCACTTGATTTAAATTACACAAACGGCTTAATTGGCTCGCCAGTTTACAGTGAGCAAGGTATCACTATTACAAGTTTATTAGATTCGAGAATTAAACCGCTTTGTTTAATTAAAGTGAATAATCAACTTTTAGAGCGGTCATATGGCAATATAAATCAGATTGGAATCGTGGAACAAGACCGACGATTAATTGACCCTGACGGAGAGTATAGGATAATGAGTGTAACTCACACTGGTGATACTTATGGCGACACTTGGCAAACAGAAGCCATTGGAGTTGGCAGAAATAGAACTATAAAAGATATGGCGGTTGTTTTATAATGTTAATTTCAGAATTAATCAACGACAGAACACAATTATTTAAAGTTTTTGAAAATAAAATAAAGCAGAAAATACGAGTTGCCAGCCCTGCTATTATCTCTGAAGTGGACTACGAAAAACAGACTTTAAAGGCACAGATAGCCATTAGAGAATACATCAACGGCAAATATATTGAGATTCCTGAGCTTTTGGATGTTCCTTTTTTTATTTTGGGTGGTGGCGACTACTCTATTACAATCCCAATCAAAAAAGGAGACGAATGTCTTATCATTTTTGGTGATTCGTGCATTGACAGTTGGTGGCAGAATGGTGATATTCAAAATCCTATTGATTCACGACGGCACGATTTGTCGGACGGCTTCGCACTTGTTGGATTTAAATCACAAAAAAATAAATTAGAAAATTACAGCGATGAAGCATTTCAGATTCGCGAAGAAAATGAAATACCATTTGAGATTAATAATAATTCAATAATTATCACGAAAAATGATACAGAGATAATTATCGAAGAAGACAATATCACTATTTCTACAAATGAGAATACGAAAATAACTATAGACTCAAATGGAAAAGTCAAAATAGAGGCATCTGAAATAAACTTAAAGGGCACTGTTAAAATAAATGATAAAGACTTTATGAGTCATACTCACTCAAACGGCAACCAAGGAGCACCAACAGGAGGAGTAATTGCATGAGATATAGAGCATTAGACGAAGATGGAGATATGACTTTTGGAGGCAACAATAAAAACTTTCTAAAAGACATTAAAGCCGTCGTACAAGCTATAAAGACACGAATAAAGCTCTTAAAAGGCGAATGGTGGGAGAACTCAGAAACAGGATTTCCATTATTCCAAGATATTTTAGGAAATTACGATAAATTAAAAATCAAGAATCGAATAGTAGAGAGAATACAGCAAACGCAAGGTGTTCTCTCTGTTGCTGACATAGAAATAGAATACGAAAATCGAAAATTTAATTTTAACTGTACTGTATCTACAATTTATGGAGATACAGTATTTTCATTTACGGAGGAAAAATAATGACTTATTTTGCACCGTATATAGACACTACTGGCATCCATCTACCGACTTATCGAGATATTCAAGAAGATCTCATTAATGAAATGAAAAGCATTTACGGAGATGACATCTACATTGAAGAAGACACGCAAGACTATCAAATGATTTCTGCTTTTTCAAGTAAAATGAGTGATTTACTTGATTTTCTTGAAATGGTCTACAACTCGTATAATGTCAAAACGGCAGTTGGTACTACTTTAGACAATATAGTCAAACTCAATGGAATTGAGAGAAAATCCGCAAGCTATTCAACAGTGGAGCTTGCGATTACTGGCACGATTGGCACTATTATTAGAAATGGAATTGTATCCGACGGCACGCATCGCTGGATTTTAGATAATACAGAGTTAGTGATTACTTCAAGCCCTATTTCTGCCTCCGCAACCTGCGAGGACATTGGAGCTATTGAAGCATTACCACATTCAGTAAACCAAATAGTAAATATTACTAAAGGGTGGCTGAGTGTAGATAATCCACTCCGTGCGAGCTTGGGAGAGCCGATTGAAACGGACGCAAATTTGAGAATTAGACAGGGTTTGTCTGTTGCAAGTCCGTCGTTAAATATGGTAGAGAGTCTTTATGCTGGAATAGTTGCCCTTGATAATGTCTCAACTTGCAAAATCTATGATAATGACAGCCATCAAACAGATTTAAATGGAATTCCTCCGCACTCTGTTGCGTGTGTTGTTGAAGGTGGAAATAGTCAAGATATTGCAAGAGTTATTTATCTGCGAAAGGGACCAGGCACAGGAACTTATGGCACCACTTCAGAGACAATTACAATTTCAACAGGATTACCTAACACTATTAATTTTTTTAGACCTTCTGATTTGTCGGTTGATGTTCAAATTTCTATTACTCGAAGTGCGTTGTATACAAGCGACACAGAGAACAAAATCAAAACAGCTATTTCAGATTATTTTAAAAATATAACTATTGGCACTGATATTTTGAGGAGTTCTATTATTGCAGTTGTTTCTCAGGTGGTTACTAACATTTATGAACCAGAATTTAAAATAAATCTGCCTGTACTCACGGCAGTAACAGGCGACCCATTACTCGACGCTGACACAGATGTACCTTTCAACCAAAAGGCAGTTTTAGGCACCTTCACAATAGTAGGAGGCATTGCATAAAATGGACAATAGCTATAAAGCGATTATTACCTCTGAGCACAAAGATAAGCCTAAATTTAATAAAACTGTCTCAGCTTTTTTGCAAAAATTACAAGATTACTGGAACGCAGGTGAAATGCTAATCACTGGATTCGAGATTGACAACGCACAGGGAAAGCAACTTGACTGGATAGGGGCGAGAGTAGGTGCAAACAGAACTGTAAATTTAAATAATGTAGAATCATATAACCTCACAGATGTAGATTATAAGATTTACATTAAAGCACAAATTGCTAAGAACTCATGGAAAGGCGGAATTGAAGATTTACAGAGTTTGTGGCAAAATCTTTTTGGCTCACGATTGATTATTATGGATAATCAAGATATGAGCATTGATGTATATTTACTTGGTAATTATTCGGAAACAGTAATAAACCTAATAAAAGCAAATGTAATAGTACCTAAACCTGTTTCTGTAAAAATGAACTATTATTACTACGCTCGTGGTAAAGTTTTTTCATATGGACTCGAAAATGACCTTTGCACTGGATATGGTGGCTGGTGGAGAAGTATTAATATTAATGCTTCGACTTCATTCGCCTACGATAAAATAAAAACGGAAGAAGAGCCAACACTTGGAGGTTACGATGTCGGTTACTGGAATACGGAGGTATAACAGATGAACAATTTTCAAATATTTAATCAATCTTTAAATAACGCTTTGACTGATTCACAATACACAAATTCACAAGATAGAATTAATGGTGTGCTCAGTGAGCTTGCGAAATCTACAGTTCACAATAAGTTATTTGCTCAGGTTTCGGTTGCCGCCTATGCTCTTGCAAAATTTGTATCTGACCACGGACAAAACGCACTTGACAGAGACCCTAACGGATTCGCTTTAAATATTGAAACCGTAATTTTAGGATTAATTAATACCGTTGTATCTGACAGAGTGCCGAATACTCGTGCAAGTGCTACTCTGTACAAAAAAGGTGATGTGGTAGATAGTCCATATATTCCAAAATGGGGCGAATTAGAGTGTATCACAGCAGGAACAAGTGCAAACACGGATGTAATTAATGGAGTAACAATAAATGCAATCGGACAGCAAATTAATGACGGTACCGTTGTATGGGCAATCCGTGCAAAAAGATTCCATACTCTATTAAATACACCGATTCCATTCCGTGGAAACTGGTCAACACCATCTTTAGTCAGCGAGCCTTCATATCCAATCCACCCGGAGATAAGATTGCCAATGTGGGATTGCAGGCTCTGCGATGGTACGAACGGCACTCTCGATATGAGAAATTTGTTTATAATGGGGAGTGATAAATCAAATGCTGGCACAAAAGACGGAACGGATACTTTTACAATTCAGCGAAATCAGTTGCCAACAGGAGATTTTGCATTAAATATCACCTGCAACAATTGGGAAAAAACATTTAAATTTGACGACAAAGATTTTAAAACAGGTATCGAAAGCTCACCTCACCAACACAAAGTACCAGATTTAGGATATTCTGTTAATGTACAAGCTGGGCAATCGTATGGAGTGAAAACAATTGCTGGAAATCCGATACTAACAGGTGAAGAGGAGACACACCACCAACACGGAGTTACAATATCATATCCAAATATTGAGGCAACACATAGACACAATGTAACAGGAAAAGTAGTCTTGAACAACAGCTCACAAAACAATATTAGTAAAGTGTCAAAACATTATAAAATGACATATATTCAAAGAATTTATTAAAGAGCTTTCGCTCTTTTTTTTTATTTACAAGTCAACAAAAAGTCAGCATTAGTGACTGTTTTAAACTGTTTTATATGCGTCTAAACGGCTTATTTTAAAGATAAAAAACAAGGCTAATTTATACTATATAGAGGATTTAGGAAAAAAACTTAATTTTTATTAAATATTACTTATTATTATAATATAAAAAATTCTTGTTAGGTCTATTTAGTGGGTTTAACAAGAATTTTAAAAATAACAAGTCAACAAAAAATTAGCATACTGTAAAAATTATAGTTGAATCATATTAACTGCATTTTGTCGCGAGTCTGGCGAAAGATGGGCATATCTCTGTGTCATTATTATAGATTTATGCCCTAATAATTCCTTTATAGTATACAAGCTAACGCCCTTGATTGCCAACCAACTGGCGAAAGTATGCCTCAAATCGTGAAAGTGAAAATTTTCTATTTCACTTTTTTTTAAAAGTCTTTCAAATAGATAATATAAACTTTTTATTTCTTTGAAAACTTTCTCATTTGAGTTTTTTCCCTCTATTGCTTTCAATTCTCTCATTAATGAGTCCGAAATTGGAATGCTTCTTCTTTCTCCATTCTTTGACTCCTCAATATGGATTAATCTTGCTTGTAGGTCGATATTTTGCCAGGTCAAATTCAACATCTCCATTTTTCGCATTCCTGTCATTAACGCCATCTTAATCAAAAGTTTTAGTTCTTCATTGTGGCAATTACTTAAAAGTCTTTGTGCCTCTTCATCCGTGAGGTATCGAACTCTTGCAGGTGGTCTTTTTCCTACTTTAATTTTCAATTCTGGAACATTATATCCACACTCTCCAGCCTCTGTCAAAAGAGTATTCAAAAACATTTGATATGTTTTCGCACTTCCACTACTTACATTTTGAATGTAAGTATAAAAATCTTCCTCGGTGATTTCTGAGAGATATTTATGACCAAAAATTTCAGACATATTTTTGAAACAAGATATTTTATTTATTAATGTGTTTTTTGAAACTCTTGATTTTACTCGTTCCAAATATTCTACGACCCATTCACCAAAAGTTATTTCTTTTTTGGGCTTATATCCAAATCTTTTTTGAGTGTCTCTTTCAGCAAGAATTTTTCTTTCAAGTTCCTGTGCTATAGCTTTTGTTTTGCCTGCCTTAACCTGCCTTTGTTTGCCGTTGATGTCTCGATAACGGACAAAATAATTTTTATCTTTTTTAAAAATGCTCATATTTTTTTACCGAACGAAAAACAAAAAGCACTGGAGCAAGGGATTACAGTGCTTTTAAATTAGTCTTTTATATCAAAATAACTTCTCATAGGTTTTCACTATGATTAATTAATCATATTCTTTGTTTTTTAAAAAAATCCTTCAATAAAAAACAAAAAGCACTGAGCCGTAGTACAGTGCTTTTAAACCGTTCGGTAAAAATTTTTTGGCATTTTTATAGAAATAGTACTTCCGTGCTTATTAAGGAGTTGTGTTTTCACAAACCGTAAAAAAACTATTTACACTTTCATATTTCTTTATTTCGTTTGTTTTTCCTTCTTTTTTAAATAATATTTTCTTTTCTGTTTTTTTATTTTTTCTTTGTGTTCTTGATAATATTCTCTTGTTTTTTTCAAAATTTCATCTTTATGCTTGTAGTAATATTTTTCCGTTTGTGGCTTGTCTTTATTAGCTTCGTAATATTTTTTATTTTTTGCTTTTATTTTTTCTTTGTTCTTTTCGTAATATTGTTTGCCGTAATATTTTTTCTTTGTTTTATTCTCTTGGTAATATCGTTTACTGTAGACTTTAGCATATAGTAAAATTTTATCTTTATTCGCATTGTAGTATAGTTTTCTATACTCTTTTTTCTTTTCTTTGTGTTCTTGATAGTATTGTTTAGCATATGCTTCATAATCGAAAAATTTATTAAAACAGCGTCGGCGTTTTAGTAAATCACAAAGTCTGTCAAATCCATCTGGAGTTTTTATTAATGCACAAATTTTATTAAAAATATTTTTATTTTTGTTCTTTACCAAGTTACTAATTTATCCACAATATTTTTTTGTTCTTCAGATGTCATTTTCAAATAAATTCTTGTCGTTTCTATATTCTCATGCCCCATCAGGTCTGCAAGAAGTGCGATGTCTCTTCTTTTTTCAAGAAAATTTTTTGCGAATCTGTGACGGAATGAATGAGGATAAACAACCTCTTTTCTGATTCCATACTTTTCGGCGAACACCTTTAGCTGTCCAGCGACTCCTCTTGCCGTTATCCTTTCGCCAAAACGATTAATCCACAGAAATCCGCTTTCAAGCTCTTTTTCTTTGACAAAATAGTTAAGGGCTTCTTTCTGTAAAGATTTTGGAATATATACTCTTCTTAGTTTGTTGCCTTTGCCATAGATGTCCATATATCCCATTTTGACATCTTCGACTTTGAATTCTAAAAACTCACTAATTCTTGCACCTGTTGCACCAAGAAAACGCACCATAAGATAATAATATATCTCTCCGTCTTCTTTGAGTTGATTTTTTAAATACTCATAATCTGCATTGGAAATTACATCTTCTAAAAATGTACTTCTTTGATATTTTGGAAGCTCTAATTCCCAATCTCTTTTTCCTATGAATTTTAAAAATTCATTTAAAGCACCAAGTCTCAATGCAACTGTTTTGGTTTTATAATTTTCAATTAAATAAAGTTTGTAATCCTGAAGTTTTTTTTGAGTTATTTTGGAGCCAGATTTCAAAAAGTAACGCTTTATTGAAAAGAGATAAGAGTTGATTGTGTTTGGTGATTTTTGTTTCAAAATCAATTTGCTTTCAAAATCTTTTATGTATTGTTTAGCTGTTCCATCGAGCCCATCAAGTTTGATTGGAGCTATTTTCCTTCCAATTGTTGTTGGCATTGTTCATACACCTTCTTTCTTAAACTAATGAATTTTTCACAGAATCCATTAGTTTTCCACATTTTTTTTGTTGCTTTTCGACACTCTAAAATTATCTTTTCAAATGGTTGTTCTTTATTGATTTCTTCAAGGTCTTTTTTCCATTCTTTCAAAATGTTTATCAATTCATCCATTCATTCGTTCACCTAAAACATAAAAATTTTATAAAGATACAAAAAATCACTTTTGCCAAAATCACATAAACCCTTATAGAGCTTTTCTGCTTTTTTTTCATTTTTTAAACTTTCCAATAATGAAATATATTTATCTATTTTGGAAATTTGTATTTCAATGTTTTTTTGTAGTTCATCAAGTTCTATCATTTTCTTTTTTCTTTTTTGCCTGCAAATAAAAATCAAAGCGGTCTTTTCCTTTATAAGGTCCAATATATTTACATGTATATCTTTCTTTTCTTTTGTCGCCTCTGAGCAATTGACAAAGTCTATTAAATCCTTGAGGCGTTTTCGGTATTTCAGAAAGTCTATCTGAATAAACCATTTAAAATCTCTTTATTACAATTTACTACTTCCCTATAAATATTTTCAATCTTTTCTGCCTTTTCATAACTTTGTAAACTAAGACTATAAAATATAGCCTTTATATCTTTAATAGCCTGAAACAAGCCAGAAAATCCTGTGTAACCACTAACCTTTTTATAACATCCTTCATCTATTTTAATATATTTCACCATTATTTTTCACCTTCTTTAACATATTTTTCAGTATCTTTCAGTGCCTCTTCACAAATCTTCAATACAGTCGTTGACAAATAATCACCGTCAGTATATGCCTTGGGAATTGCTAACAATTTCATCGTGTCGAAAGCATCTCTTAATTCGAGAATTTCTTTTTTCATCTGCTTTTTTAAGTTTTTATAAGTCTTAAAAGCAGTTTTCCATAATTGGTTTTTATGCTTTATCTCTGTTTTTAGTCGTTTATTCTCTTCTGCTAAACTAATTATCCGTTCTCTCATGTCTGCTTCTAATGGGTCTAACATCTATTCCCTCCCTTTCAAGTTGAAAGTAAAAATTACTTCTTAGTTTGTCTATCTCTCTGTTAACACTTTCTTCTTGTTTTATTGTTTCAGAACACTTTACAATAGCCTTTGCTATCTTTTCGGCAAGGGGGCGAACCTGTTCACACTCTTTTTGCCTCTGTTCTTCCCAAAATTTCTTTAGCTTTTTTTTACTCATTGCTTTCACCTATTGTCTTGCCATACCTATTTTCTTGCCAAGCAGGACAGCCATAATTAAAAGGTAACATAATAGGTCTACCGTCTGGAGAAGCCTCCATTAAGTCTTTATAGGTAGGAGGTGTTACCTTTGCAATTTTCCTCTCTAATTCTTTGATTCTTGTCCTTAATCTTTCATTTTTAGCTTTTAGCTCTTCTATTTTAGCTTCTAAAATGTCTACTCTTTCGATATATTCTTCCATGATATAGAGCTTATTGTGAACACAGATATAGTCTTTGTCTTTTCTAAATGTTTCAATATTAATCGACATTGCCACCTCCCTATTTGCTATGTTTTAAGGTATGCTACCAACTTTTTTGTCAGTAGCATACCCACCTTTTAAGCTACTATCATTTCGCTTTGTCCAGTTTCCATTTCTTTTTTTCGTGCCTGTCCACAATCTTTACAATAGTAACCGCCAAGTTCTTTCAAGCTGTAATCAAAATAGGTTGTTGTTCCAAGTGGTCTGTTTTCTATTACTTGCCCACATCTGCAACAGTGTTGTTTTGATTCCTGCTTGTCCTGTGTTTTTGCCTGTGGCTTTTCCTGTTTTGGCGGTTGCTTGACTTGTGGTTTTGTTTCGATTGTGTTTGCACAAGCTGAATTGCCATCGTCGTCCTCTTCATCAGCTGAAATGCCAACCAAACTTTGAAGTGAATATCTTCTTGCATATGTAATGGCTGAGCCAATTGCCTGAGCGTCAGAAATTCTGCCTCCAATTGTTACTGGCAAGGATAATTCATTTTCTATCGTGTCGCCACTTTCGTGAGCTATCACAGTTTTTATAATTACTGTTGTACTGTTACCCTCTTTTTTGACAGTTGGAAATTGTAAAAATGACAATCCATTTTTTGCAAATGGTTTTCTAATAATTTCGATAATGCCTGCGAGCGTTAAATACTTGTAACTGTATTTCGTCCATTTGCCGTCTTTTTGGCTACACACAGTAACTTCTTGATTTTTGGAGTTGATTTGAAATTCTCCCTGAGCCTTTGCCAAGGCTGTGTAAATATTATTTTTACTGCTTTTTAGCTTTTTGTTTTCAGCTCTTAGTGCTTCGTTTTCTCTTACAATTTCTGTAAAATCTTGCATTTTTTTCTCTTTCCTATTGACTTTTATACCTTATATAATATATTATCAATAATATAGATTTCTTATAAAATTATTTTTTTTTTAAAAGCTCTATTGTTTTTTTGTGGAGAATGCTGTGCAATAGAGCTTTTGTTTTACTTAATCTGTAAATTTTGTTTCTCTATTATTTGAGTTGCTGGAACAACCTCACCAGTGGTTTTGATATATTTTTTTAATCCTGCTTTGTCGATTTCAGGCTCTTTGTATTTAATCAAAGTTTCTTCATTTTGCTTTAACCATTCCAAAACTTTTTCTTCATCTGCTATTTCTAACTGCTCACTTTTTCTAAGCGACACCACCGCTTTTGGAGTTTCTATCTTTTTGATTTCCTTAAACTTAAGAAAGTTTTCTAAATAGTCCTTGACCCTCTTGAGCTGATTCTCTTTTGCCTTCTTTCGCTGTAAAAAGACCTTAGCTTCATTGTCAAGTATACTTACTTCAGCTGTTAAATTTTTGATGTAACAAGCAATATTTTCGATTTTTTCATTCTGAGCTATTTCGAGATTATCTAATTCTTTTAGACTGTTTGTGTATAACTCTTCATCTATGATTTCGCCTGTTGATTCATCAAAGGCACTCTGTATTTTTGCCATTATTGAATCTACTTGCTCATTGATTTGATACAAACTACTCATTTTTTAACTCCTTTTTTCTTAATATCTCTAATGGTCTGAATTTTGCTTCTATTTTTATTTGAAGTTTTTCTTTGTAAACTTCTTTTAAAAAAAATACGCCTTTACTGTCATTGACTTTTAAGTCATTCGTAATTTGGTGAGGCAATGGATTATAGAAATAATTTTGACTGCACAAAAAAGCACCATAATTTTTGGGTCTCATTAATAATACCCATTTTGTATATCCTTCAGCCACTTGCTGTGCTTTTTTATGGCTATGTAACTTAAAATATGCTTTTAAAGCCATCTCTTTTTTAAAGCGATTCATTTTGTTTGCCTCCTGTTCTAAAATTTTTGGTTTCATCATTATTGATGTTTATTATAAATTTGCTACACATTTCATATAATCGTCCATAGATGGGAGCGTTTATTCTTCTAATATCATTCAAAGTTTTATTTGAGGATATTATGCAGGGCAGGTCGTTTTCATATCTATGATTAATGATATTAAAGATTATTTTCTGCTCACTGACTGATACTTCGCCGAACATAAAGTCGTCAAAATATAATATATCTGCTTGTTTGTATAGAGATAATAAATTTTCGTATTCATCTTTTTCCGTTGAATTGTATTGGTAACGATTTAAAGTAGCAATGTCATTTATGTAATTGAAGAAATATACACAGATTCCGTGCTTTGCAAATTCGCCCAGAATTGCTGAACAAATATGAGTTTTACCTGCACCACTCTGACCACCAATAAAGAAACTAACCTTCTGTTTTGCTATAATTGCCTTTACAAAATTTACAGCATTTGTTTTTATTATTTTTTGAAAATCCTCTGTCGTTGTGAAATTGCTAAATGTTTTCTTCTTGATTATACCTAATAAGCCGTTATCTTGCATTATCTTTAAAGATTTTCTGATTAAGTTACACTTGCAGGACTTGCTTTCGTGGTGAAAATAATGCCCTGTGCCGTCGTTGTAGAATCCAAGTCCGTGAATTTTAAGTGTATTATTGCAAGTTGAGCAATTATAGAAGTTGTCTGTTTTCTTTTGGTCTTGATAAAATTCCATATTATTTTTTGCCATCAAAAAATCTAAGTAAAAACGGCTTTTAGCTTTTCCATCAAAGCTGTTGAAGATTTCAACAATTTTATTAAATGTCTCTTCATTGAAGTATTTGATAAATTCACTTCTATACAATTCTAATCTTTCAGGAATAATTACAGGGTTTTCTTTTGCTTTTTCTTCTATCTCTTGCCGAGTCGGTGCTTTATTCATCTTTCCTCCTTACAAATTCCAGCCAACTTCTGTCTTTTCAGGTTTTTTAGGTGGTTGTTTTGGTGGCTCTTCCTCTTTCTTCTTCCAATTATTATTGTTATTGTTGTTCCAGTTGCTGTTATAATATTGCTGTTTACTTGCTTTCTTTAAGTTCTCGTTTTCGGCTTTTAGTCTGTTTATTTCATCTTTGTCTTTTTGAGCTTGAGCTTGTAACTTGTTGTTTGTTTCCCTGTTGGCTTTTCGAGTTTCCCAACTTTTAACAACCTTTTCTCTATTACTCTTTTTTCTTAGTTCTTTCTGTCTTGTTAGCTCATTATAAATTTGTTTTTCTTCCTCTGTTATTAAATCTTTAGTGTTATTATTTAAATAAGCCCTTAAGATTTTGCCTAATTGTTCGTTTGTCATTTTCCTGAATAGATTTATAACAACAGGATTATCTATTTTTAAAATTATATTCATACTGCAACTCCTTTAACTCTTCTCTGTTGCCTTATTCTCTCTAAATTCTTTTGCTTCGTCTCTTCACTGTGTTCGTGTGGTGATAATCTACCACCGCAAAAAATCAAAAATATCAAATTCTTATAAGCCCCTTCGTGGTCGTTCTTAAAAATATGATTCCAACGATTTTTGAATTCTTCTTTTGTCATTTTTTTTACATCAGGTCTTGATTTTCAGTAATAATTGTGCTAAAATGACAAATGTCAAGGTATTCATAATACAATTATTACTGATTATATCCGCCGTTTTACGAGTGGATATTTTTTTGACCTGTTTCCTCCTTATCTGTGAAGTAACCACATCAAAGCCACAGCACCAATCCCACTAAAAAAACCGCCTAAAAATCCATAAAATCCATTGTTGATTGCTTTCTTTTCAAGTTTTCCTACTTCTTTGGCTAAAAAATGTATATGCTCAATATCACTTGTCCACATTTGATTTAATCCTTTCGTATTTTGGCAATAGCCATATTTTGTTGGGTCGTTCTTCCTGTTTTTTAAACCATTCTAAAACCTCTTTTTTGTTTATCAAATAGATTTTTCCAATTTTTACAATACCTGAAATTTTTTTTAGTTTACACCACTCTTGAACTGTTCTTTGAGCTACTCCAAGAAGTTTAGATGCCTCATTTGTGTTTATATAAACAGTGTTCATATTTTTTACTCCGTATAGCAGAGACTTTACAGTCCCTGCTATTTTTTTTTAATTTTCAGAGGGGAAGCCGTTATAAAAATGTCTTTCGCACCATTTGGCGGTGGCTTTCAATAGCTCTTTTTCCTGCCTCAAAAATTCAAGGATTACTTCATTATCTGTAGTGCGTTCTTTAATATCTATTCTTTGTGTTTCTTCAGAAATAAAAAGTTCTAAAGATGTTTGATTGTTCTCATTAAGAAACTCAACTATTTCTTTGCTTGCTCTCTGTATCTCCTCAAATGAAGAAGTTAAAGCTAAAAAATGTTTTGTGAATTCGTTGAGCGTGTCAAGGTTATTGTTGAGTTTAGCTAATTTTGTTCTGCGAAGTGCTTCGCAGTATTCGTCTTCATCAACAGAATATCTGTCTCTTGCTTTTTCTCTTATCTGTGTTTGTTTTGCAATGTATTCATTGATGTTCTTTGTGATTTCATCAACCAATTTTTCTGAAAATTTTGTTTGAATCTTACTCATTTTTCTTTTCTCCTGTTGTTTGAGGTCTATGCCTCTTTTAATAATAAGCCTTCGCCCTGTTTATTTAAAAAGTGATTGATGAAATACACTTGACCTTTTCCTGTTACTTTTGTCGTTCTCGTTATCTGTACAACTCCGTCAGGTTTTGTGATTGTGTGCTCTTTGACCTCGAATAACCCTAAATCCATTGCCTTTTGTGTTGGCATATTCTTTGATGAAGAGTTTTTCATTAAGTAACCGTTTTGTCTGAGATACTCAAACAATCTTTTGGCCCCTATATCAATGCCATTTTGTTTGAGGAGTTTTGCAAGGTCGCCTATTAATATGCAAGTATTAGAAATAGCTACTGCATCTGCAAAAATGACTTTAGGCTTCATTTCCTCAACCCTTGATTCAAGCTCAATGACCTTATTGCAATACTCAATCATCTTTTGTGAGTAAAGACGCAATTCTTGAGGTGAGATTATGTCTGCAACTGTTTTAGGATTTCCATAAAATCCATTTTTGCGAATTAATGGGAGAACTTCAAATGTTACCCAGCGTTTAAACTCTTTTGCGATTGGAAGTGTACTTCCAAAAATCAGAGAATATAAACCGCTTTCATTAATGAAAGTCATTTCTTGTTCTCTTCCTAAATTATCTATGACGCCTTGTTTTAGGGCGTCATCTTCTGACACATGAGTTGCTATTGCATTTCTTGGTTTTGCATATCCTAAAATTTCACAAACATCTTTGCCACAAAACCAAGGGTCGCCATCTATCATTTGAACCCTTACTTTTCCAAATTGTGGATTTTCTACAATTTGCAAACTCATATTCATAATTTATGCCTCCTTAAATTGGTTTAAATCAATATTCAAAATGTCTGCTAACTTGAACACTTCATCTACTTTAAATGTCTTTTTTTGTAATTTTTGAGAAAACTGTTGTCTTGGCATATCTAATTTTTGAGCTAAGAAAGTTTGTTTTATACCATTATTTTTGATTTTTTCTTTTATAACATCAACAACTTCCAAAATGCTCACCTCCTTATTTTGATTTTTTAAATTTCACTTTGCGTTTCGTGAATTTTTCTATATTATAATTCACTTTTCGCAAAATGTCAAGTCTTTTTTTTACAAAATGCAAATTTTTTTTATAAAAATGTAAACTTTTTTTATAAAAAAGGTGATAAAAATAAAGGAGGTGATTTTATGAACAATGAAATAAAAGCCGTTTTTGGCAATCAAATTAAACATTTTATGGAAGCCAGAAACAAAGCACAAAAAGAATTTGCAAAAGATTTAGGAATTGCCGAAAGTACATTAAGCTGTTACATTTCAGGAACAAGAACGCCAAATTTTGAAATTATGTATAAAATATGTAAAGCGTTAAACATCTCAATTTCTGACCTTTTTGGCAAATATGCAAACGAACAGACAGCCGATGGACTAAGTAAAGAGTTACAAGAACTCTTGAAAAAGACGGAGGATTTAACGGAGGAAGGGCAGGGAAAGCTATTAGAATATTCCGACCTTTTGGGGTATAAGTATAAAAAAAATACTAAATGAAGAAGGGCAGAAGAAATTAGAGGAATATAAGGAGCTATTGTTGTTAAAATATAGAATTTAACCATGGAAAAAGCCTGTTTTTAGTTATCCACAAGTTATCCACAAGTTATCCACCCTAAAAAATGGTTGACCAATGGTTCATCAATGGTTGACCAATGGTTGACCAATGGTTCATCAATGGTTGACCAATGGTTGACCAATGGTTCATCAATGGTTGACCAATGGTTCATCAATGGTTGACCAATGG